TCGATTTAGAACCGTACAAATTTAAAAAAATGAATAAACTAAACTTAGATAGCGTAATCAGTACGCTAAAGTCTGTATTTGCAGACGCAGAAACTGAGGTAGTAGCTGAGGAAAAAACCTTCGGCGAGGCTGCTTTAGTAGATGGAACTATCGTTAAATGGGAAGGCGAACTAATGGAAGGTACTGCTCTAACAGTAGTATTACCTGAGGGCGAAGTTGCAGCACCTGATGGTATCCACGAAATTACAGACGGTACAATAATTGAAACCGCTGGAGGCTTAGTAGTAAATATCCAAGCGATGAGCGAGATAGCTACTGAGGACAACGAGTTCACTTCAGAGATGTTAAACGAGATGGTAGAGAAAGCACTTGCTAAATATGCTGAGGCTTTTACTGCTACTTTAGAAAGCGTTAAAGCTGAGAACGAAGGTCTTAAATTAGAGCTTGCAGCCATCAAAGCTGACAAAGAAACTTTAAGAAACGAATTTAGTGCAACTTTAAGTAAGGTAGGTACTGAGTTAGAAGAAATCGTAAAAAGTGAGGCGGCTACCTCTTCAAAGCCACAAGAATTTAAAGCACAAAGTAGAGCTGAAAAAGCGGCTGCTATGGGTGCAATTATCAGAGCAAACAAATTAAATAAATAAACAAAAATGAGCTTTAATGTAGCCTCGTTGACTAACTATGTTAACGAACAATCAACAGACCTTATCTCAAGACTATATTTTGAGAAAACTTCAAGCGACTATTTTACTCTTCAATCGGGAGTTAAAAAAACTGACGCTTTACACTTATTAGCGGTAACCGCTTTTCCTCAAGATGGTAGCGGATGTTCTCCTACTGCTTCAGGCGACGTAGTATTCTCTAACAGAGATATTACAGTAGGTCAAATCACTTACTTCTCAGGTTTCTGTATGAAGGATTTGATTCCTAAATATACTCAAATCTTGCTTAGAGCTGGTAACGCTGAAACTGAGGAAATGGCATTCGAAGCTGAGGTTGCAGATTCTATAATCAAAACTATTATGGAACATAACGAGGTAGCAGATTGGCAAGGTGACACCGCTTCAGCTAATGTTTATATAAACAGATATGACGGTCTAATCAAAATTATCGACGCTGCTACTACTGCGGTAGATGGTAACACTACTTCAGCTACTGCGATTACTTCTGGAGCTTCTGGAAACGTAGATAGCTTAGTAAATGCAATGGCTAACGCAAGACCAGCTAAAGTTAAATCTGCACTTAACCAAGTGTTATTCGTAGGTCAAGATACTTTCGATAAATACGTAGACACTCTTAACGCTAAAAACTTATTTAACGTAGACGCTACTTCTTGGGCAAACTACTCAGTATCTATACCAGGTAAAAATATCACTCTTGTAGGTGTTGTAGGACTTGATGGTACTGACAGAATGTTCTTAGGTACTCAAGAAAATTTCTTCTTAGGATTTGACCTTCAAAATGACGAAGAGGAATTTGATATGTGGTACGAGAAAAAAGATGACAAGGTTTACTACCGCGTTAAATTTAAGAGAGGTCTTCAAGTAGCTTACCCTAACGAGATTGTAGAGTTTACTTTGGCATCTTAATCACTAACCATAACAATTTAAAATATAAATATTATGGCGTGTGATTTAACCCAAGGATTTACGGTAGGATGCAACGATTCAGCGGGCGGTATAGCAGAGTTTTACTTTGCTAATATCACTACTGACTTTGCAGTAGCTAAAAACGTAAGCGGCGAGGCTTCAGCAATAACTGGAACTGGCTTAGGATACTACAAATACGAATGTACAAACGCTCAGGGAGCAGCTTCGACTATGAATGATAACCCAACAGTTAACTCTCAGAACGGAACAAGCTACTTTGACCAGACTTGCACTTACGTACTAAATAAAATGGACTCAGCGAAACGTAACGAAATTAAATTGCTTTCAAGAGCTAAACTTTCTGTAATCATTAAAGACAATAACGGTATTTACTGGTTAATGGGAGAGACTAACGGCGTTCGTATGACCGCTGGCGACAACGGAACGGGTACGGCTTTAGGAGATAGAAACGGTTATAGCCTTTCTTTCCAAGGTCAAGAGCCTGAGCCTATGGCAGTAGTGTTAGACGGGGCTTTCCCGTTAGCATAAGAGTAACTAAACTCTAACAATATAGCCCACTACTTAGCGGTGGTGGGCTTTTTTTTTATACCAATGGACATAATCACAAAAAACGAAACCAACTATATTTATACGAACATCTCTAACGAGGTTGAGTATTCCTATTTTACTATGACCATTGAGGCGGCTGAGTACACCGTAAACGTTACTTTAGACGCACCGCAAGGCATAAACGGAAGGTATGTATACTTTATCTTAAAAGATGGCGGAGAAGACCTTGAAGATGCCACAATAGACCTCCCGAACAACGGAGATTACCCTTATAAGATTATTAACGCCACAACTTTGGGCGGAACTACTGGCGTAGAAATACACAGAGGTATATTAAGACTAAAACAACCGCAAGAAATAGTATATTCGTACACAAACGAGGAAAGTACCATCATTTATGAATAATCACTCAATAATAACCGAGTTTGCATCGGCTGAGATACCTAAATTCTTAGAGAAAAAGAATCAAAATATAGTTTATTTTGGTGTAGATAATATTTACCCTTTTGAATTAATTGATTTATACAACGATAGCAGCACTCATAACGCTATCGTTAACGGTAAAGTAGGCTATACGGTAGGTAACGGCTTATACTCTGAGGATTTAGAGGTAAAAAAATGGCTATCTTTTGCAAATATTGACGAAGATTGGACTTCATTACTCAAAAGAATCTCTTTAGATTATGAGCTTTTTAACGGATACGCTATTGAAGTTATCAAAACGGGAGTAGGTAACCAATATCACCACATAGACTTCGCTAATATTCGCGTAGGTTTAGACGGAGGCTTGCAATATTCAGACGAGTGGATAACAGACAAAGGTCTAAGAAACGGTAAACCTAAAATACAATATTTAGAAAGGTACAATCCAAAAGACCAAGAGCAAAAGAGAGGGGTAATTTATCACGTAGATTACAGACCTAATCTTAAATACTACCCTTTACCCGTATACGTTGGCTCACTTGCTGAGATAAAAACAGACGTACAAATAGGCGATTACTGGTTAAACGAGGTAAAGAACGGCTTTGTGGGCGGTACACTTATTCAGCATAACAACGGAGTACCTGAAACTCAAGCGGAGGCTAAAGAGTTTGAAGAAACTTTCCAAGAGAAGTTCGGTAAAGCTACGGGAACTAAAATAGTACACCTATTCGCTCCATCTAAGGAGAACGGTAGTGAGATAAGCAACCTAAACGGAAACGACTTGCACGAAAGATACTTAGAGATGAGTAATAGAGTTAAGGAGTCAATTTTTATCGGACACCGAGTAACTAACCCTATTTTATTTGGAGTTAAAGAAGCTGGGCAGTTAGGAGCAAGAAACGAGCTTGACCTGGCTTACGAGATATTTACCAATACTTATATCGCAGAGCGTCAAAACACCCTTTTAAGAACTATTAAAAAATTAGCGTTTTACGAGATACAAAAAACGGATATAGAGATAATACCTCTTAAGCCAATAGACACCGTAGACCTTACCTCTGACATTATTTTAGCTAACCTTACAAGAGCTGAGATACGAGACCTAATAAACCAACAAACGGGCTTAGAATTAGCTGAAGAGGTAGCTGCTCCCGTTGCTCCCGTTGCTTTATGTTCGCACTTCTCAGACGATAGCGATATAAGCCACTTATTTGATAACATAGGAGTAAGCGAGGACGATTACGAGGAAATAGAGGCTTTCGATATTCACTTTGACTCAGACGGTAGTCCTATGGAGTTTGCCACTACTGGGCAAGGTATAATACAAAGAGTACTAAAAGCTATTTTAACTAACCCTTTAATACAAGCAAGCGGTATAAGTAGTGCTTTAGAGCTTACCTTCCCTGAGTTAATAACTTCGATAGGAATATTAAAAGACTCAAAATTAATAGAGATAACTGGCGAGGCTATAAACTTAACGCCTACGGGTAAGAAAGTAGCTGAGGTAATAGATGTACCACAAACAGAGGTAAAGTATAAGTATACGCTTAGAAGTGACGCTCCAGCTTTAAAAGGTGAGTCTCGAGATTTTTGCAAAAAAATGATGAGTAAAAGAAAGCTATACTCTAAGGCAGAAATAGAGCTTTTACGCAACGATATGAAGTCGAGCAGTATTACAGACGTTACAGACGTTTGGTTAGCTCGAGGAGGCTGGTATCGCAAACCTGACACCGAGACAAGTATACCTTATTGCCGACATATTTGGAAGCAAGTAATAGTAAGAAAAAAATGATTTTAATAGTAAGCCCCGCTTTCGTAAAAGAGAATACCGTACTAAACTACAACGTTGACGACGGATACTTAAAGCCTTTAATCGATAGTATTCAAAATACCTTTGTTAGACCTATTTTGGGTAGTGCTTTATTTGATGAGGTACAAACTCAAATAAAAACTAATACCGTATCAGCTCTTAACGAGATACTAATAAAGGAATATTTAAGAGACGCTTTAAAATGGGAGGTTTGCCATAAGTATACTCGAATAGGAACGTATAAGCTAACCAATAAAGGAGCGGGTACTCACTCAGGCGATAACTTTAGTAGCTTAAGTCAGCAAGAGCTTGTAACTGCTAAAAATATATTTAAGGATAACGCAGACTTTTACAGACGTAAACTAAAATTATACCTAAAAGCTAACGAGGACTCTTACCCTTTATACAAGACTCCGCCAACTGGAGACGATGTAGTAAGACCTGAAATGGACACTCAATGGCGTAGTCAGTTTATCCTATGAAAACGCTAACTATTAAAAATATCTTTAGTATAATGCAAGGGATAGCGTCCGAGCATCCACAAATAAATACTATTTTAAAAGGCAATATTTGGGACGTAGATTTGACTAAGGATGTTACGGGAGTTTATCTAATTTACGACGTAGTAAGTATAGCCCCTAACGGCTTTAACGGCATAGACTACTCTTTAGACCTTTTTATCTGTGATAATGTTACGGAGATTAATACCGCAACTAACGAGGTAAGCGTTCAAAACGAGTGTAGCTTAATAGCCTTAGATATTATGGCGATATTTGAGAACTACAATAAGGCAGAATGGGCGGATAAGGATTTAAATTTAGTTTTAAATAAGACTTGGAGTATTCAGCCTTTCGCTGAGAGGTTCGATAGCTTATACGCTGGAGCTGCTATTAATATGTCTTTAAGTACTTCGTATTCTTACGCAAGATGCCAGCTACCCGTAGAGCCTTGGATACCAATTTTAAACGCCTACAAAAAACGAATAGAGAACGAGGCTTGTTTAATCGAAAACATACAATACCTAATCTCTAATTAGCACGATA